TTTTGATACAGCTGGTTTTGACGTGCAAATTGGTGCTAACGTTGCACAAGCATCAGGAGCTACTCTTAACAGTTTAGATCTTGATTACTTTGCAGGCGATGCTGATAATGATGTAAAAGCAGTTGCTTCTCATCATATTCCAACTGGAATGGACCAATCAGTAGCACAGATGAAAAATTGTCTAAATGTTTCAGACGATGATGCATCTGGTTATGAAATGGATAAAGCAGTTGTTCTTTCTGCTGCGACTGATGACGCGTTAACTACTGGTGAAGCAGTGTTAAACATTTACTGGACACAGCAAATAAACAACACTAATTAATTAATTTAATGTGGGGCTTCGGCCCCACATATTAATTTTAAGGAGAAACAACGATGTCAAATACAGACGTAAAAGCAATGTTTGCAACCGGAGGAACAGCAACTGGTGCTGCAGTTATAGCAGCCGAACAAGATCCGGCAGATGGAGCAAATTTAACTTTAGAATCGGCTGCTGCAACTTTTGCACAAGCTGATGATGGATCACGTACAGTTCAAAAAATTACTTTAACATCTGGTTCAGGTGATGACAATTCAGATGTAACATACACAGTGACTGGAACTGATCACAATGGAAATACTATAACTGAAGATATTACAGGACCTGCTGGTGGAGCTACAGTAACTTCAACTAAATTCTATAATACAGTTACACAAATAACTGGAAATGGAGCAGCTACTACAGATATTTCTGCAGGAGTAACTTCAGTTGGTATGCACGCTGTTTTATTTGCAGGTAGAACTAGAATAAAAGGTATGCATGGAGTCATAGCATCTGCAGATAATTTTTTATTTAAAACTACTTCAAGCACAGGAACTACTGTAATGACTATACCTGCAGACGCAGGAGATTTAGATC